CGCTCCAAGCGTCTACTCGACGTCCCCAGTAAAGTCACCGTCCCTTGGGAAGTAAACGAAGGGGATTTCTATAAGCACATGAACGCCGGACTATATAATGAGGACGGGAACATATGCTGCCACAATCGACACATCTTTGAGGGACAGGGATGTGTGTATGCTCCCGTCTCGGTGGCGAGTAAATTCTCTAGAGAAGAAACTCTACCTGACAGTGAACAAGAGACCTTTGGTTTCCATTATCATTTTCAAGAGATACGATGAAAGCAACGATAAACCAATTGTGGTGGAACCCATGGGGTGATAAAGGATTACACTTTGAAAACAAGAGAGTAAGTATATCAATAGATAATCTATCATTTGATAGACAGGCAGATTATAGAATATTATTTTTAGCAGAACCATATGCAGTAGCACCATCCATAAATGAAGGTGCTCTTAGAAATGCACATAATTTCAATAGAATCTATACATTTACACAATCAATATTAGATAAGTACCCACAGGCAGAATTGTTTGAGTGGGGTTCTTCATGGTTGGACTTCAAAAATCTAAAGATAGAAAAGAAACCACACATCACATTTGTTACCAGTTCTAAGTTGCAGACTACTGGACATAAAACCAGAAATCATATTATGGATATGTTAGATGATATAGAAGATGTGAATGGTATGGAAGTTTATGCACATAAATCACCTCCCTTTCATCAGAGAAGAAATGATTTCTTTGAGAATGCTATGTATCATATTACAGTTGAGAACTCAAGACAAAAAAATTATTTCACAGAGAAGATTATAGATTGTTTTGCTAGTAGAACTATACCAATATACTGGGGTTGCCCTAATCTCAATAAGTGGTTTGACATGGATGGTGTAATTACGTTCCAAGATGTCAGTGAACTCAAGAAAATATTTGACAAACTTAGTGAAGACTTCTATCATAGTAAGAAGGAAGTTATTGAAAAGAACTATGAGATTGCCAAGCAATTTTATGGTGAGAATGATGTAGTTCCTCGATTGACTAAAACAATTATCGCTGATGTTGAGGAAAACGCTATAGTTTATGAGAGTTAGTTTTTGTATTCCAACTCATGATGGTAATGCAAGATGTCAAAACTATTTGTTTGACATTTTTCATGCTCTTTCACAACAAATCAATAAAGATTTCAATGTCTGGATATCAGACCATAGTAAATCTGACAAAGTTCTCACTGCCTGCAAGGAGTATGCTGATCTATTTGAAATAAATTATGTTAGAAATCCGAATAATCTTGGGAACATTTCTGCTAACACTAATCACTCTCTTCGTAACGCAGATGGTGACATTCTAAAAGTTTTATTTTCAGATGATTTTATTCTGACAAATAATCTTGTAGCAGAACTAGATAAAGCATTTACTGATGATGTCAAGTGGGCAGTCACAGGTTATGCTCACACAGTTGATGATGGTCAGACACATTACAATCCAAAGATACCATGCTATAATGAAAAATTATTAGAGGGTGTAAACACTTTGAGTTCACCATCTATACTTGCAATGAAGCGAGGAATAGACATGTATTTTGATGAAAAATTGACCATGTTAATGGACTGTGATATGTATTTCAGACTCTATAAATATCATGGAGACCCAGTGATACTAAAGGATTATCACATCTCAAACAGAGAACATAAGTCTCAAACACAAAGAACTTATGAACACCTCCTACCAAAGGAGATTGAATATTTGAAACAGAAACATTCATCATGACTATAGGATTCAACCATTTAGGGAGACACGGTAGACTGGGCAATCAAATGTTCCAGTATGCAGGACTACGAGGTATCGCAGCACATAAAGGATATGACTTTGCTATTCCTCCTAGTGACTTCAATGATGAGTGGAATGACCATCAATTATTTGAGGCATTCAAACTCACCGGTCTTACAAATATAAATCATATTCCCGGACCATATGTGCAGGAAGCACATTTTCATTTTGATCAAAATTTATTTGACAATATGCCGGACGGACATAATGTATATGGATATCTACAAAGCACAAAATGGTTTGAACACATAGAAGAGGATATTAGACAAGATTTTGAATTCAAGAACGATATACATTTACCATGTAGAGAGATGATGGATACGTTGAAAGATCCTATTGCATTACATGTTCGTAGAGGAGACTATATAGAAAACTGTGATAATCATCCACCTTGCCCCAAAGAATATTATGACGCTGCATTGTCAAAGTTTGATAACGATCGTACAGTGGTTGTTTTTTCTGATGATCCTCAATGGTGTAGCACTGAGTTCTCTGACGACAGGTTCCTTGTATCAGAAGGTGGTGACAATCTTGCAGACTTGTGTATGATGACCATGTGTTCTGATTTTATCATTGCAAATTCATCATTTTCTTGGTGGGGTTCTTACTTATCCCGTAATCCAGATAAGAAAATCATTGCACCTAAGAAGTGGTTTGGCACTGGGTATACAAAGAACCACGACACATCTGATCTATACTGTGATAACTGGGAGGTATTATGAAACCAAAAATCAATACAAATGAAATCAAACATCCTGCACCTGAAGCACCTATTCATGGCGATCTTCCTATCAACGAAGACTTTACTAAGATCAACCTTCCATGTGCCACTTATTTGATTCCTTTGAGAATTGAAAGTGATGATAGGATGAGAAATATAATTACATCTTTACTTTATCTTCTCAAAAATATAGATGCTAAAGTAATCATCAAAGAATTTGATAAAGAATCTATATTTGAACAAAGTGTTTTACCACAAATAAAACCTGTTTGTAGTGAAGATGAACTAAAGAAACTCACACATGTTTTTGAACAGTCTGATGAATTTACATTTCATAGAACTAGATTGATCAATGATATGATCATGATGGCAGATACAGAAATCGTAGTTAATTTTGATGCCGATATTATCATACCTGCATATAACCATGCTCTTGCATGTAACTATATCATAAATGGATACTTACCAGATAATGCACCCAAAGGTACAAAACCAGAACCTGTCAAGTGTGTTTATCCATATGGTTGTGGTATGTTCCAATGGCAGGTTCATGCCAATGATGAAATTGTAAGTAAGTTTATAAATTCAAACTTCAACTTTCATGCCTTTGATGGTAGTATGAATTCATACGATGCTAAGTTTGGTTTCTGCCAGTTCTTTGACACAGAGGAATATAAAAGACTTGGTATGGAGAACGAAGAGTTTATATCATACGGGTATGAAGATGATGAAAGATATCATAGATTCAATACGTGCTCTCATGTTCTTAGATTGAACGATGTAATATATCATCTAGAACATAAGAGAAGTCAGAACTCTTGGTTCACAAACCCTTACATAGAAGATAATCGTAAGGTGTGGGAAAAACTAAAGTTCTATGGTAAGAAGTCTCTGGAAAAATATTATTCAGAAGTTGATTACATGAAGAGGCGACGTGGACAAGAACAAAAGTAAATACAAACTAAGTGGATTCCCACCAGTCTATTGGTTGAACTTAGATAGGTATACTGATAGACAAAAATATATGATACAACACCTTGAATACTGGGGTATAGAAAATCATACTAGAATATCTGGTATTGATGGAAAGGATGATGATCCATCCTCATATTTGAAGGGTAGGGTTCCAGAAAATATGAACCCCGGTGAGATAGGTTGTGTTCTTACACACCTCACTGCACTAAAACATTTTGTAGAAGAGACTGACTATGATGAGATTGTCATCATGGAAGATGATGTAGATCTATCTCCTGCAAAACATTGGACATTCACATGGAGAGATGTCAGAAAAAAATTACCTATAAATTTTGACACTTGTCAATTTACTATTATAAATCCGAATGGTATTCATTTGAAATTGCATCATAGATTTATAAATGATTTTTCTGCTGCATGCTATTTGATCACTAGACACCATGCTATAAAGGTGCTAAAATGTCATCAACGTGGTAACTTGTGGAAGATAGATCAAAACATCAGACCACGAGCAGTGTCAGAAGATCTGATACTAGATAGTGGTAAGGGTTATGCCCTCCCAATATTGAACTACAGACTTGATATGGGGTCTGCTATCCATGAAGAACATTTAGATATTTTTCATAAGGATAGTAAGCAAGGACTCGACCAGTTCTGGCAATCAAGTGGTCAAGATATATTACTTGATCAACTCATGGAATTAGATGAATACGTTGGACGTATTCCACCATCCGTTTACCAACAACAATTTGAAAATGACCGAGCAGCAGCAACCTCTAGCACAGGATCCTAACATACAATTATTATCTGAGGGTCCTCATGAGATGAAATTTAATGAGGGTATAGGAGTCATTGAAAACTTCATGTCACCTCAGTATTGTAAGACTCTCATAGATGCTTTTGAATATTACAATGAACAAAAGATTATAAAAAAGAAAGTCATAGGTGATACTTTTGATTTAGGAACTACTGATGTGGGTACGAATCAATTCAGTAATGGTAAGATGGGCAGATGTGATTCACAATTATATTTGGAAGTTGCAGACACAGGTCTTGCAGCAAGAACAACAATGGTTGTAGGAGAGGGGTTTGAACATTATGCAAATGAATATAAAGGTATCATAGACAGTTCTGATCCTATCGCATCATGGACTGTAAAACTACAGAAAACAGAAGCAGGTG